GCCTCCCGCTCCACCGCGGCGAGCCGGTCCTGGAGCTCGCGTTTCTCGGCGGCTGCGGCAACGGCCGCGCGATGAGCCGGCGTGACGCCCGGGGCCTTGCTGTGCGAGGCGATATGCTGCGCCGCCGGCTCGAGGTCATCGTCGCTCAAGCCGAGCTCGCGGAGCACCGCCGTCGGGTTGTACCTGGCCTTCGCGACCAACGCATCGAACCGCGCCTTGTGCTCGCGCAGCGTCCGGACCTCTGCTGCCACCTCGCCGCGCTCTCGCTCGAACGTGGCGCGATCTCTCTCGAGCGCCTGGCGCTGACGCTGTTCGGCCTTGCGGACCGCCGCGAGCCGCTTCGCTACCTCGGGATCGGCGTCCGGCTTGGGCTCGTCATCGTCGTCGTCCGCCAGCTCGTCATCGGCGATGTCCTCGTCTTCGACAGCGTCTTCCTCGTCATCACCGGGGTCATCGGTGGAGTCATCGTCGCCCTCGTCATCGTCCCCCGGATCTGCATCATCGTCAGGATCAGGAGTCGGGCGCGCTGGCGCGGCGTCGCCATCTTCCGCCTGCTCGGCTTGGAGCTCGGCGAGCAGCGATGTGTTGTCGTCGATGTCCGGTGCCGGCGCTGGCTCTGCTGGATCTGGCATGTATGCCGAGCGTTACACTGCCGGCCGACGTCGCGCTACACCAACTTCGAGCATGTACATCATCGCCCACGCGATCGTCTCGGGCCGGTATTCGGCGATCACCTTGCGAACCTCTGCCATCTGCTCGTCCGCATCCCGCAGCGCGGCGATGTCGGCCATGCACTCGATCACCTCCTGCTCCGCGTCGGTTCCTGGCTGGTCGGGACCGAAGACAGGGCCGTGGCCTGAGCCGTGAAGTAATCAACCGACGCGCCGCGCGGGATGCACACGCCATCGACGACCACAGGACGGGCAGCGATCCATCATCCCGCCCTGAGCTGCATCGCCTCGGGCGCGAGCGCCGCGGTCGGTTGCCCGCCGGGCGCCGGAACCTCCCCGGGGGTGGGCGCCGCGCCACTCGACGCTGCCGCGTTGTCGTTCACCGCCATCTGGTCGACCAGGAAGCTCGCCTGCGAGATGTAGTCGCCGAGCGCGTCAAGCACATCCTCCGGCGCCCCCGCGATTCTGGCGTTGTTGTAGGACGCGGTGCCCCTCCATACCACCATGCGCAGGTTGTCGAACGGCTCTGGCCACCCCTGACCGCCGTCGAAAATCTCCTCGATGGTCATCTCGATTGCCTCGAGCGCCGACGTGTACATCGACAGTTCGCGCTCCAGGTCCGGGTGGCCGATGAGCCGACGCGCGCTATCCGACGAGATGATCCCGGCCTGCGCCCACTCGAGCAGGGTCTGCTCGCGGCCGGCCGGCATGCGAGGAAGCGTCGACGCTGCCTCGATCTGGATCTTCACCTGCCCCATGTCGACGTCCGACCACTTGATCGGCTTGTGCCAGCGCGACTCGAGCACCGTCGGCGCCGCTGCACCGAGGTCCTTGCACACGTCGACGAGCAACCAGTGCACGTCGAGAACGAACGCTTCGAACGCCGACTCCTGCGGAGAGAAGTGCTGGGTCTGCGCGGCGCGCGCCTCGCGCACCGCGGCGCCGGTCTCCAGGCCGGCCGGGATCGAGCGCCCGTCGGCCAGGTTCGGCAGGCCGAACTCGACCTTTGCGCTCTCGCGGATGTCGACTCGGCTGTTGTAGGTCTCCGTGTGGACCGCGGGGAGGATCGGTGCCTGGGGATAGTCGCCCTTGATGGTCACCACGTTGCCGATCTTGGTCGTCCTCACCTGGAGATTCGAATCGCCCGGCCTCACGTACGTGGTGACCATGGCGTTCTGGTCGAGCACGCGCTCGATTTGCCAGTTCCGCTTGTTGAGCGCGTTCTGGTGTCCGGCGATCCGCTCGGCGCCGCTGATCGGATAGAAGCTCCCCTGCCTCTCCGACCACGACATCACTGCGTACTGGTGGTACGGCTTGTGATACGGCTCGTCGACGAGAGTTGCGTTCTCGATCGTGACGGTCCGACGGCCCGGCACGTATCGCGCCTTCCCCTTGGCGGGCTTGGAGTCGTTCGCCGGCCGCTTGCCGATAGGGAGCCGCACCGATTCGATCACGGTGAGCTTGCGCCGGGCGGTCAGCGAGCCTGTCGCGTAGGCATCCAACGTGGTGCCGGTGCGCATCCCATACAGCGTGTCGATCTCGTCGGCGTGATCCGGGTACTCGGCCTTGAGCCTGTCCCGATCGTAATTCCTTTGGACGTGATGCATCTGGAGCGGCTCTCCGCCGCTGTCGCTGTCCTCGTCGGGGACGTAGAGGTCCTCGAGGCGCACGTGTTCGATCGCCGGCTCATCCCACCGGGTGGCGTACACCTTGATGATCCCGGCGCCCTTCTTCGGCGCCTCCTTCGCCGCGAGCCTGCACTTCCGGTTCAGCTCGAGCTGTTCGCCGAGCCCCTCGGAGTAGTACTCCATTTTCTTCGCGCGACGCTGCGTGCTGAAGTCGGCTCCGTCGGTCAGGTAGCGAGGCCGAACGTCGGCCTGAAACGTCGTCGCGAAAACGGCGTCGACGTTGGACGCGACCAAGTTCTCGGTGACGTTCACCTGCCTCGACGGCGCGGAGCTCTGATCATCGCCGGTAGGACTGTGCGGATCGTAAAGGGCCTCGAGTAGCCTCAAGCGGTCGAAGTACTCGCCCTGGTCCTGCTCGATGCGCTTCACGTTGGCCCACACCGCGGCATGGGCGTTGTCTTTCTCGGCGTAGTACCAGTCCTCTGAGATCACAGCGGCCTCCTAGTCACCTTGAGCGGCTTGGCGTTTGCGGGGTCGTTCGGCACGCCGTGCGTCCACTGGCTCCGTAGCGTATCCGATGGCTCGTCGTCGGGGGCTGCGTCCTTCGATGGCGGCTCTACGCGCGGCTCTGCCGGAGCGAGCGTGAACGCGGCAGCACCATCGCCGCCGAGCTCGACCGTGAGCACGCCCGAGGCGCGGAGCTTGGGCGCCCGTTCGGCGATCAGGTCGAGTAGTTTCGAGGCTTCGGCTGTCGTCACGATGGCCACTCCATCGCGACGACTCGCATCGGCAGATTGGCCACCCACGCCTCCCGGCGCAACGCATCGTTCTCGGCGTGCATCTTGTTGATCGCATCGATGTAGCGATCGACCAGCGCGCACTCGCGCACTCTTCGGAAGCTCGGCAGGTAGGAGATGAAGGTCATCGGTTGCCCCAAGCATCCACGAACTCCACCGGTGCGAGCAAGCCCTCAAATTCCCGGTCGACCGTGGGAGCGGGATCCTCCGGTGGCAGACGCGACGCGTATCCGGTCTGCGCCGCTTGGAGAGCACCTGGCGAACCGGGCCGCTCAGGCGTAACGACGCCGGTCTCGAACAGAATCGCGATCTCCTTTCGCCCGTACACCAGCGTGTCCGTGGAGTGGTTGGCCTGCCGCGGATCCTCTTTCAGCCGGCCGTTGATGTCCTCCTTCCATTTGAGCTGTGTCAGCTGGTCCTCCAATGGCGATCCCTTGATGATGAACAGCCGTTTCTCGTGGAACTCGCCGTTCACGAGCTCGATCGATCCCTTCTTCGCGTTCGCCTCGCGATCGGCCTTCTTGAACGACAGGCCGTAGACGTTCTTGAGCTCGGCAAGCGTCGAACCGTCGGTGTCCATCACGGACGCGTCGGGCCAACCAATCTCGCCCAGCACGCCGCCGAGCGGCTCGAGCTGTCCGCCCTGGACCAGCCGCTCCACCGATTTGGGCCCGGCCACGATCCCGGCGATCAGCTGCGCGTACCAGCCGGTGCGCTCGAGGTACATCACGTGCCAGATGCGGCGCTGCAGGTCAGTCGGCGAAAACGCGAGGACGTTCAGCGCGAACGGATCGGAGTGCCCGCCGTCCGCCGGGATCACGTAGTGCAGATTTGTAATGCCCATCGCCGCGAGCTTCGCCAGGGCCACGCGCAGCCCCGGCACGCCCTCGAGTTTCTGTCCGTCGAACGGGTCCCACTGGCTGTCACGTGGATCGTACTGGAACACGCGCCCGGTGAAGTCGGCCGACCACATGCCGAGGTACTCGCGCATCCAGATCGGATGATCGTCCGACCAACCCTTGGCCGCCTTCTGGATCAGCGCCTCGGCCCACAATTCGACGAGCGCCGGGTAAAGCTCGGCCGCGCGCGGAAGTGCGGCCACCTGCGCCATCGACCAGGCGTGCGACGACCAGTACCGACGCTCGTAGCCTTCCTTGTCCCGGTCGGCGTACGGCGAGTGCTTCGCCGAACCGGGTCGAGTGGCGTCGTAGAACTCGCCGGACAGGTCGGTTCCGGGGGTCCCGCCTACGGTGATGGCGCCCCTCATGCGGGGTCCGACGATACTATCCAGTAGCTTCTCGAATCGTATCTTATCGTGACTCGCTGCCTCGTCGACCTGCACGCCGTGTCGGGTCTTGCCTCGGTATTTCTCGAGATCGGCGTCGGTCTCCATGCCGCCGAGCACGTACTGCGAGCCAGTCCGTGTGCATATGGCCGTGAGCTCGCTCTTGAGGAATTTCAGTTCGAGCCCGTAGTGCTCGTTCATGTCCTGGAGGTAGTTCCAGTTAAGGTCTCGCGCGTGATCCTCGGTCACCGCGAGATACAGCCACTCGACGCGACGATGACTGGTGATGTCGATCATCGCCTCAGCTCGCATCGTCGTCGTCTTCGCGCCGCCGCGTCCCACGAGCAACGACTTGCGGCGCGACGGATCCTCCACGGCCATGCGCTGCCACGGGTG